GCCGTCGGTGACGTCGACGTCCTGGAACACGATGCCGGTCGCGGCGCTCGTATTCGCGGGGAACACGGTGCCGGCAAACACAGTCTTGCGATCGCCGTCAGTCTGGCCCATGCTCTGAGGAATCTGCGCGGTCTTGGTGACGAGACCGACTTCGCTATCCAGGAAATTAGGAATCGCGATGCCGATCTCAGTTTTCAGAATAGACATGAATGGAATCCTCCTTATTTAGTGTTGGTGTTCTCTGCGGTGGTAGAAGCAGGAGCGAATCTCGCGCTTGCAGCACGCGCAGCCTGCGCGGCTCTGCTCAGGGTCGTCGGGCTACCGTTTCCGGTCGGGTTCGCGAAGCTGGGGTCAGGCTTTTCAGCGCGGAAAGAATCGGGGTCTTTCTTCCGCATGTCCTCGATACGCGCCTCAAAGCCAACGAGCTTGCCGTCTTTCAGCTCGCAGCGAGTAGCCATGAAGTCCGCGCAGGCCGCAGCTTTCGCGCCCTTGGAGGTAAACTCGATCTTGCCGTCATTGAAGGCGGTCTCGAGGGCGTCGGCATAATCGCGGTCGGCGATCTGCTTTTGATACTTGGCGGTCTCGTCGTTGTACTTCGTCTGCAGGTCGGTAAGCTGCTGCTTGACCTTCTCAGCATCTTCCGCGCCGGCTTTCAGGGTCTCGAGGTCCTTGTCGCGGTCGGAGAGCTGCTGCTGCAGAGTGGCCGTCTCGGCTTTCGCGTCTTCGGCTGCCTTCTTGTGCTTTTCAATGTCGCGACCATTGATGGCAAGCACTTTGTCGGCCTGCTCGTCTGTCAGGCCCAGAGCGGTGAGTTCGTCCTTTTTCATACTGTTTCCTTTCTTTGCGGTTAGGCTTTTTAGGTCGTTGCCGTGACCTGCCGCCCCGTCCTCATAGGCTGACGGGTAGCCGATATTGCGCGAGCTGCAGGAGTCGAACCTGCGTAACCACGGCTCGCATATAACAGGAAGTCATACGGAGCTCCACGATCGTCCGTATGACTTCCAAATATTAGGAGTATAAACACCAGGGCCCCAGGCAGAAAACTCGATACGGGTCATCTGGGGCTTGTTTATGAGAGTTCTATCCGATTTGCTCTCGAGAAGAGTCGCGCTTGAGACCGGTCTGCTTAATAAAATCACGCTGTCTGGCCTGCCAGGCACGGACTTTAGCCCGAGCCTCGTCGGTAGGTTGACCTGCGGCTTTCATAGCGACCTCTTCGCGTTTCCATCGGCGAATACCTCGCTCGATATAGCGCTGCTGCTGCAAAGCCTCGTACTCGGTCAACTGCTGGCCGTTGTAGGCGATATTCTTTGCGGAGTAGTCCTTGAGCTGAGCTTTCGAGTAGGTTCGAGGCGTGCCCTCGACGTACGGGAAGAAGCTGTGATTGCAGTTCCAGCCGCAAAGGCCGTCGCCCGTGCCGTACCCCGTAGCCTCCTCGAAGTTTTTGTACTTCGGGTGAGAGCCCTTGCGGCAATAGATTTGCCCCTGCCACTCTTGATGACTCGGGCGAGCGCCGGCGTGCGCGGTTACTTCCACAAGATCAATGTCGAGCTCGTCCATGAGCGCGAGCTGCGATTTTGCGGCGGTCTGGTTGACGCCGGTGACGACCGCACGGCGAACAGCCGTCTCGATTGTGTCCACATGGCTTGAGGGATAAGTGATCGACTGGACGCCGGTCCGTGCGAGGTCCTTGACCGCGTTTCTGATCGCGGTATTATAGTCAAACGCCCCTGACGTGACCTGCAGCCAGGCCCGATCAAGAGCGTCTTCAAATTGCTTTGCCGCCGTGTTCGCGGTCGTGCGAGTCAGGTTGCGGAAGATTCCGCTTGTTTGCCGAAGACCGCTTTGCAGCGTCTCGCGAACGCCGGCAACCGCGAGCGGGTCAACGTCACCCATACCTGCGGCCGCGTAGATTTTCGCGTCAGAGGTAAGTGCCTCGTCGACGGCCTGCGCCATGAGCTTTTTGAGCTCAGCTTGAGTCTTTCCCGTGAGCGCGGCGAGCTGCTGCTCGATCTCGGTCTCAAGCATCCCCATCGCCCGAAGACGCTGGTGTTGATGCTGGACCGCAGGAATATAGTAGTCGTACTTCGCGATGCGTTCAGCCATATTCGCGAGAATGTCTTGCTCGATCTTTCCATAAAGCTCGACAAGAGCGTCCGGAGTAGCCGCCAGGTATTCAGGCGTCAGCATCAGCCGAGATTAAAGGGGTCCGCCGTAGACTCTACGGGGCACATGCTCTTCGCGACTTCTTCGGTCTCGTTGTACCATTTGACGCGGTACTCCCACTTCTGCATAAGACCGTCGCGAACGTCCTGGCGGTCACGTTCACGCAAGGCGTCCTTATCGGTGAGAATACTATCGTCAAAGTCGATATAGAGCTCATACTCTCCGCGGGGTGCAAGGCCGTAGAGAGTGGCGTACACGTCAACGCCGTAGACCGCGTTTTCGAGCGCGGCCTTGAAGCGATCTTCAAGAGCCTTGACCGTGTTAAACTTGCGAATCTTTGCGGACATGACTTCGGTCGCGGTCTTTTCCACAGTCGCGGGGTCGGAGAGATCGCCGTAAGCAAGGCCGGTATTGAACTCAATGCGGCGCAAGATCGCCTGCAAGCCCTCGTAGTAGCCTGCGTGCCGAAGCGCTGGGGAGAACTCCTTGAAGAAGTCGTCCGAGTCATACGGCATTTGAATGAAGAGCCGATCGCCGAGCAAGGGGTTTGCCTTACTGCCAGGCAGTGAGCCAGAGATCGCCTCAGGGGTGCCGATGATCTTACGCTCAGCGCTCTCAAACTCATAGAGGAAGCGCGCCCACTGTTCATCGGCGTCGCGAATCAGGTCTTCAGTCGCGCCGCCGTAAATGGAGACGCCTAAGCTGGACGCGGTATCGATGTTGTTGCTGACAGGCGGCGTGAAGTAGCCGAAGAGCGGCTTTTCTACATTCTTGATCTGAACCTCTTCGGGAATGGCGGCCCACTCGGGAACGCGACCGAGCTCGACCTCGCTGCCGGTGATACCGTTCTCGTCAGAGGTAAAAGCCTTGTTACGAATCGTATAGACGCCGTTGGCGAAGTCATGGTACTCGAGCTTGACGAAGTAACTCTTATCAACCTTGACCGGCTGACTCTTGAACACGCCAGAGACGCAGTTATCCCCATCGTCAAAGCGGAGAGGGATAAAGGACGCGGCGCTCGTACTGTCGATAAAGACGTTTCCACCTGAGACATACGGCTTGAAGGCCAGACCACCAAGGGCCATACAAAGCTCGATGCTGTTTTGCACGTTCGACTGGAAGCGAGCCAACTGCTCGTTGATAAAGTCAGCGCGAGGACCACCGTCAGCCGTGATCGTCATCTCCGAAGAGACAACCTGCGCGAACTCCTTCGCGATCGCTCGCGGAAGGCCGAGAGGTTTGACCTCGTCGTCGGCCCACTCGGGCTTATCGACGTACATGCCGTACCACCGACTAATGGCGCGAGACATTTTATCGCTGACGAGCGGGTCCGCATCGAAGCTCTTATAAATCACGTTGGAAGGCACAAGCACATTTCTCGAAAATGCACCGAGCTTTCCCCAAAGGTTATTTAATGCCATACGCCCTCACCTCGCGTTTCATGATCGTGCGGACAAAATACCGCATTTGGTCCATGCTGTGGTCGTTCTCTTTAATTACGGCGTCGCTCGAAGATTTCTCGTCCCACGCATACGCGCCGAACTCAGCTTTCGTATTGACGCAGGTCTTATTGAAATGGAGCAAGCCAGCTTGCAGCATTGTTCCGGTATCGCGAATACCGTCAAGCACGTCGTTCTTCGCGTTCTTGACGCTGAATTTGCCATGCCGTCTGATCGTCTCCTTGAAGGACGCAGCCGAAGGGTCAATGACGACTTGCTCGATCAGGTAGCCGTCTGCAAAGGCCTCAAGATCAGCGTAATACTCTTCATCGGTCTTCTGCTTGCCTTTCTTGCGGCCGTCGTAGTAATACTCTTTCACCATGAAGGCCGAATTGCCTTTTACGCGCCAAAGCCCGAAGACACACGGGTTGAGTGTGCCGTAGTCGCAGCTAATGTAATAACGACCGCGCGAGCCGTCGTCATCGATCATGTGCTTTTCGGCGTCAAAGAAGGGATAAACCAGGCCTTCGGCCTTCGTCCACTTTCCGAGGATATACCGCGCGTAGAAAACGCCCGTATACATGCCCTCGTAGCGCTGCTTGATCTTCTCGGAAAGGCTGAGGTTGTCAGCCATCGTGAAATGCAGGTGAAGGACGTTCCTGCGCTTGCACTCAAGCACCCATTCTTTGTAGAACCAGTGCATGGGGCCTTCGGGGTTGCAGTTGAACCAAAATTTGCTCCCCGCGACCGAGCATCGGGCGAGAGCCTGCTCAACGAAGGACCGCGGCATAAGCGCGACCTCGTCAAAAAGAACGCCTGCCAGAGTCATGCCCTGAACAAGCGTATAACTGGATTCATCACGACCTCCGAAGAGGTAGTAGGTATTGCTGTGACCGCCGACCGAGATAATCAGCTTATTCTCAGCACGCCGCTCAGTTACCTTGAAGAGACCCTCAAGCCAGGAGGGCAAATGCACGATCACATTGCGGCGCAGCGACTCGATCGTGCGGCCACAAATGGCGAAGCTCTCATTATTGAAGGAGTACATACTCCAAAGGATAAAGCCGACCGCCATTGAGACCGTCTTGCCCGATCGGATGGAGCCGTCGCAGAGAATACCGTCGTAGTCTGCAAACTCAGGTCTCTTCCACCACGTCAGCGTCAACGTCTGCCGAGGACTGAATCTCTGGTATTTCATTTAGATCGATTCCCCCCTCTGTAGCGCCGGCGATCGCCTCAAAGAGGTTATTCTTCTGCGTATCGCCCTCCGGATTCGTCCCATCAAAGAGACCGAGATATTTGCCAAGCATCTCGAGAGCGCGAGCTTTATCAGCGAGTTTGACCTCTACGCCATACATACCCTCCTTGACAGAGGCGAGAGCTGCCAGCTTATCAGCGGCCACGTCGTCAGAATCTTTAATGAGAACGCTGCCGCCTTGAATCGTCAAAAAGTCGGTAGCCTTCGCGAAGCCGATCGAAGCGAGTTCTTTCAGGACTCGCTCTCGCGTGATCTCGAGCTTTTCAGCCGCCGACTTTTGTCTTTTTTGGATTGCAGCTTGAATTTCGGGTTTCTTCAAATTTGAAACGCCGATCGAGTAAGCCGTCTTTTTGCTATATCCTGCACGGATTGCGGCTTGCGTCGCATTCAGGTCGACAAGGTATTCATCGACAAACTTTTGCATCTTCGGAGTCATTTTGCCTGCCACGCTCACCACCTCCAAACGTAGCAAAATGAAAAGAGCGACTGTTTCCAGCCGCTCTTCTTCAGGAGGAAGGACAATGGCCGTGCTCGCCAAAACCTTCCATACTGTTATACCAAGTTCCCGCGTGCATTAACGCGTTTTTATATGAATTAACGCGCTTTTGCTGCCTCCTGCAATGCGGATAAAGCTCTGCGGTGAAGCTCCTGGGTCCATCTGAATGTATAATTCATTCTGACAGCAATCTCCTCCCACCGTAAGTAGCTGAGATACCGAAGCTCAAGAACGGTCTTGAAGTTCATGTCCTCAACAAGCTCCTTGATTATCTGAGAGGTCTGCCGCTCAAAGTCGGCGATCTCCATGATCTCGTTCTTGATCTCCTCTTGCAGCGTCACAATCGCAACGACGCAATTCTCAGTTTTGCTCGTAGGATAACCGCCGCCGCTCGATGTGTTCTCGGGGTTTGCGGTAATAGACTCGGCGATCTGCCGCCACTCTTCAATGCGTTCTTGTCTTGCCGCAATACGCTCCTTTGCACGATAACCGCGATTGAGTACGGCCATCGGGTCGTCAGATAACGACTGTAAGACTTCTTCTGTCATGTTACCTCCTTGATTCTGGCCTTGACCGCCTCAAGCAAGGCGTTCTGACCTGCCTCTTTGTTTCGTAAGACAATATCGTAAATACGCTCGTCGATTGTACCTTTTGCTGCAAGCGTATGAATGAGAACGGGCTCAGTCTGCCCGCGCCGATGAAGGCGCTTATTCGCCTGCTGGAAAAACTCAAGGTTCCAAGTCGGGCTATACCAAATTGCGATATGACCGCCAAATTGTAAATTAAGGCCATGACCGGCGCTCGCGGGATTTGCGAGAAGAATCGGAATCTCTTTTGCGTTCCACCGCTTGACGACATTTTCCTCTTTCACATGAACGGCCTGAGGATACCGCGCTTGCAACCGGTCAAGCTCATGCTTGTAGTTGTAGAACACCAAAACCGGTTGACCGTTCGCCTCTTCGATAAGCTGGTCTAAGGCCTCGAGCTTTTGGTCATGGACGATCTGCGCTTTGCCGTTTTCGTCGTAGACCGCACCACCTGCCAACTGCAAGAGCTTATTCGTCAAGATCGCGGCCGTTGCCGCGTCAACGTCTCCGTCTGCAAAAGGCAGCAGCATAGTCCGCTCGAGCTGTTGGTACATGGCCGCCGCTTTTTCTGAGAGTTTGACCTCATGGGGAATCGTAAGCCGTTCAGGAAGACCCGTCGTTTCCATGCTGATACAGAGATCGCTCAGCTTTGTGAAGATCGCTTCACGGGCCCCATCCTTCAAGTTCCAGTCATAGACGATTCCGTTCGGCCCACGCCTGCCAGGCGCGAAGTAGGTATCGCGGTAAGCCGACAACGTTCGACCGAGCCGTGCACCCTCGTCCAGGAGATAAACCTGAGACCAAAGATCAAGTAAGCCATTCGGGGCCGGCGTACCCGTAAGGCCGACAATTCGGTCGATATATTTTCGGACTTTCCGAAGAGCCCTAAAGCGCTGCGCCTTACTGGACTTAAAGCTCGATAGCTCGTCGATTACGACCATATCGAAAGGCCACTTCTTTTTGTAATAGTCGACGAGCCAGACGACATTTTCACGATTGACGATATAAAAATCGGCGTCAGTATGCAGCGCGTCAATTCGCTCTTGCGCCGTGCCGATAATCAGGGAATACGTCAAGCCCTCGAGCTGGTCCCACTTTGCCAGCTCGTCGGGCCACGTCTCTCTCGCAGGAAGGAGCGGCGCAATTACGAGAACCTTGCTTGTCTCAAAATAGTCCCGTAGCAATTTCTCACATGCCGAGAGCGTGATCGCCGTCTTGCCGAGGCCCATATCGAGGAACAAGCCCGCAGCTTTATGCTCAAGGACAAACTTCTCAGCAAAAGCCTGATAGGGGTAGGGCGTGTATTTCATGCCTGCACCCCGATCTCAATAAGCCGCTGACGAAAGACGTTTGCGTCGTCGATCAGCCAGACATGGCAACCCAGTCCCTCCAAAATGCGAAAGACCTTCTTTTGCTGCTCGCTCCGTCCGTCGTTCAAGCCTGGGCGCTTGAGCTCGACAAAGATGATATGGGGCCCAGGTAAAATACAGATTCGGTCAGGCACGCCCCGACGTCCAGGACTTACCCACTTCCAAGCCACGCCCCCGAGGCCCTCGACTTGTCGGCGGATATTCCTTTCTACTGTTGATTCTTTCAAAGCTACCTCCTACAGCAGTTACAGCGAAAACAGCGCATTTTCTATATAGGGCATTGTAATTAAGGATTTATAGAGATATATGGATATATTTTCCTCTTAAATTTCTTAATTTTTTACCCTTATATAGAAAATTGTTTATTTTGCTGTAACTGCTGTTTTGCTTGCAATCACTGACTTTTTTGAACAGCAGTAATTTTTGGCAACTGCTGTATCTGCTGTAAGCTAAGGCCGCCAAACTGCTGTAACTCCGCTGTAAAATCGGGTCGTTCTGCTGTTAAATCCCGGGGTTCTGCTGTTAAAGGATTTTGGCAAAGCCCCTTTGCTTTCCATAAATCGGGCCGCAATCAATACTCGATATAGGTCGCCAGCCAGGCAGTCGCTTAAGCATGGAATTGATCTCACGAGCCTGCGCCGGCGTATAATCACGAACTGAGCCGCCGAAGAGCTCTCGCCAAATTTCCATAGCGCACACATACCTGCGAGGTACTGTCCCTTGTGGCTGTTCGTCAGAAAAGCCGTCCGCCCAAAAAGCGAGTCTTTGCTCGAGGTCTCTCGAGGCCCAGTCTTCTGGCAAGAGCGTATTGACGAATTTCTCAATGAGACTTTGCTTGCCGTTCATTTCAGTATGCTCGTCCTGAATTGCCCGCGCCTCAGCCTCAATCTTCGCGTCATTCAAATACCAGACTTCACCGGCATTATACCGAACCATGATCTCCGCCCATACCTGATCGACGATCTCAGGCGTAAAGTAATCACCTGTCTCTCGGCCCTTGTCCGTGACCGTAACAGGCCAAAAACGGCGGCCGCCTGTTGCGTCTCGCAGGAATTCATCATCGTTGGTCGTACCAAAGAAGGCGCATTGCCGCGGGCGCTCTTGCGTTCGACGCGCATACGCCGCACGGTAGCTATCTGACTGTTTAGAGACAAACTGCTTGATCTGCTCAAGCTCAGCCTTTCGGGTCGCGGCCATTTCTCCCATCTCAATAAGCCAAAAGCCTTGAAGCTGTTCATACGCCTCTTTACCTTGAACGGTATAGAAGGAATCAGAAAACCAGGACTTACCGAGCTTAGCAAGAGTTGTAGACTTGCGGCAGCCCTGAGGGCCAACCAGGACAAGAATGTGATCGTGTTTGCACCCAGGCTGCATCACGCGGGCAACCGCGCCGATCAAAGCCTTGCGGGTGACCGTTCGCGTGTACTCAGTATCTTCGGCGCCGAGGTAGTCAATGAAGATCGTGTCCGCACGGGGCGTTCCGTCCCAGGTGAGGCCCTCCAAATATTCGCGGACAGGATGCCGTGAGCATTTAAGCATCGCAAGCGCAACCGCATCGACGATCTTCGAGACATTCGCGATCGTGTAACGCTTTTCGATGTAATTGCGAAGACCTGCGTCGTCAACGTCGTTCCAGGCGTTCGAGAGTCGAGCGCTGAGCTTAATCCACGGTAAGTCGCCGCGGACGGTCATGCGTTCCTTAAAGGTGTCATAGAAGTAACGGCCCTTTAGGCGGCGATCGTTTTCCATGATGATTCTAACGTTCTCGATCGTGGCCTCGCATTTTCCCGTTTTGGTAAGAGTCAGGTCACGAGTCCAGCTCATGTCCTCTTCGCCTTCATCGGTAGAGGTGTCGTCCTCGTCAAACTGCGCGCTGATCTTCTGCAAACGCTTTCTTGCAAGCTCCTCGCGAACCTCGGGAATCTGCAAAGCCTCGTCAGCCATTGCAACGAACGACGGGAGACGGCTGCTCGGGGTTCCAGGTGCGGCAGCGTCATCTTCATTGCCGAATAAGTGAATACGAACAAGGTCAAAAGCATTACAGAGCTTTCCGCTCGCGGGGTCCGTGCCATGATGGGAGTACGCGAAGAGACCGTTATCGTAAAGGACCAAGCCGCCGGTCGTGGAGCCGCCCTTGAAGGTATAGCGGCCATCGTCGCATTTCTCGTAAACATCAGGCAAGAACTCCGCGATTGCGTCCTCAACAGAATATGTACTGCAAAACGCGCCGACGACGCCGTCCTTTGCGGTAGGGTCTCCTTGCTTTTTAGCAAGTCGGTGAAGCGCCTCGGCCCGCCGTGAGGAAACCGGCCACTCCGTGGGGTCATGCCAGTCAACATAGCGCTTGAGCTGCTCATCTACGTCAAGCCAGGGGCCGTCAGAGAACTCATACCGATACTCGGCATCATAGGAGAGCGAGGGCCAGTACATAAGCCGATGCGGCTCATAGGTGGTATCGTCGCACATGTCGATGCCGATGTCCTGCGCGATCTTTCTCGCAACTGCCGCATACTCTTCGGGCGAGACTGCGCGAGAGAGCGGCATAACCAGGCGAAGGCGCGGAGCGTCTGACCGGTGACTATGGGTGCTATAAAGAACGGCAGCGCAGCCGAGGACCAGAACGACCGTGTCCCAGGGGTCAGCATCGGCCGGTACCTCATCAAGGTCTAAAGTCAAGAGCCGGCGTTGTGTGATCGCGTCAGCTTTACGCCGGCCGCCTTTAAGCACGCCTCCGACAAAGCCGCCGACGTCTTTGATTTCGTCGCGCTGAGCTTTTGGCAAGGCCTTATATTCTTTCGCGGATTCCTGGGTCCGTTCAGGGATTTCAAGACGGTTGACAAGCTGCGACCACATAAGATCGCGGTTCTGCCACTGAGTAGAGCGCCGAGATTGCCCGACCGCAATCGTGATAGGACCGTCGTACTGAACTGCTGTCATTCGTCAATCTCCCTTCGCACAACTCTTAAAATGCCTGCATTGCGAATCATTCTGTCGCACATATTGCAGGGCTTTGCCTCAATCCATTTCTTCGTCCTGGGGTCATAGCCGACCAGGTAAAGCGTAGAGCCTTGGAGCTCTTGCCTTGACGCGCTAATGATCGCATTTTGCTCGGCGTGAACCGCCACGCAAGAGCCATATTGCGAGCCGTGCGCGGCAGCGGTCTCGTCGAGCGGCAGCTCGTGCGATCGGCAGTAGCAAACGCCGGTATCACAACAATTCGCCTCGCCGCGCGGAGAACCGTTATAGCCGGTCGCGATGACTTCATCGTTTTTCACGATCACCGCGCCGTAGTGTTTTCGCAAGCAGGTCGATCGCGCGGCAACGGCCGCGGCAATGTTCAAATAGTATTCGTCTTTGCTGACTCGTTCCAAATGAGTCACCTCCGTTTCAGCTCCTTCTCCCAGGGCCGAAGCCCCAGGAGGAAGGGCAAGATTTTATTTGCCGGTGGAGCCGAACGCGCCGTTACCGCGAGCCTCGCCGAGATCAAGCACAAAGTCAGGAGTCACGACTGGCAGCACGACCAACTGGCCGATACGGTCGCCGCGGTAAATGTGATAAGCCTCGTGACCGCCGTTGTGAATGACCGCGTGCATTTCCCCGGTATAGCCAGGGTCGAGCGGGGGGAGCTTGCAGTCAACGCCCTTTGCGGTCTGGCTCGATCTCGGGAAGATAAACGCGCCAAAGCCGGCAGGAAGATCAAGACCAAAGCCAAGCCCGATCACCGCAGAGCAACCGACCTCAATGATACGGTCTTTAAGCGCGTACACGTCCGCGCCGACGTCGTTCGCGTGTGCACGCTTAGGCTGCATCTCCGAAGGAACGCCGTAGTCGAGGAGCTTAACCTGCATTGACCGCGCCTCCTTCCTCGTAAAGAAGCGGGAACTCAAGCCGCAGCAGCTCGCCAGGAGTTAAGTACGGCATGGGATTCTGGCAGCCCATTTTGCCCTCTTTGCAAGCACCTCTCATGCAGAAGGGGCCGGTCGTTGCTCGGGAGAAAAGCAGCGGGTTCAGCTTATAAAGCTCGTCCCACACTTTGAGCAAAACCAAATGGGTCTCGAGCGTGTTGCGCCGACAAATACGCTGGCCGATAATATGCTTCCACTGGTAGGGTGTCGCACTGATAATCAGGACATTGCGAAGGCCCTGCGGAGCCATATATCCAGCAGCATCGTTATCAAGGCCCTGCCTAACGGCCTCGGCGTAATTCGCCATATTCAGTTTGCAAGAGGTTAAGTACGTTTCCTCTTCACCGCGTTCCATGACCTCATAAGGAACGGCAAAAGCGGCGTCGTCCGAGTAGTCGCTATACTGCAACGAGGCAGACATGAACTTGACTTCGTTCTGGTGGCGCGTGATCTGCGCCAGGAAGCGACGACTCGCGCCGACAATGACAACGTTAATCGCGCCGAACTTTTGAATCGTCGGGTGCGGCAGCTTTGTCATCGTGGTCACCGTGTCTTCGGTGTAGCTCTTGTTATAGAGCGCCATGAAGTCGTCCAGGCTTTTGATCTTGTGGCCGCGCTGCGTAAGACGCGCAGCGCAAACCATCATCTTCTCAGCCGAAGGAATAACTTCAGGATTTAAGACCGCAACTTCGATACTTTTCATGCGGACCTTCCTTCCTCAACGATTGCTCGCAGAATCAGCAAATAGTTGATACTGTCGGTGATCTTCTCATTCCACTGCGTGAGCGGGTAAGACTGACGAGAGCCGACCATATCGGCGACAGAAACAAGGTGCTTGCTCAGCATTCCAAAAGCGGCCTGCGCGGTCGTCATATCCTGCAGAGCCGCGGCCTTCTTGAAATGCGCCAGGCGGTCGACCTCGGTTTCGTCGGTCGCTTCTTCGGCGTATTCGGTACCTTTACCCATGAGGACGAGCTCGCTGCGGGAGAGCTGGTCAGTCACGATCTTGTCAAACTGTTTCAGATTCATTGTGTACCTCCTTCGGCATAATCAGCAAAAAACTGGTGTTGATGGGAACTGCGAGCGCTTTCTCAACAGGCTGCTCCTGCTCGGCAATAAGACCAGATAGGTCAAAACCGAGACCCGAGAGATATTCAAGACCGAGCTTTGCGTTCGCGAGAGCATTGACGTTCAGCGCAACGTTGTAGTAGGTCTTCTCAACTTCGCGCCGAATATCGGAAAAACGCTTTTTGAGGTCTCTGTCGACCTGGGCCTCGCGCAGCTCTGTCTCTTGCAGCTTTTCGGCCATAGGGACCCGCGCAAGAAGTATGTTTTGAATTGAGTACAGGATTGTACCCCAGCTCATAGACAGGGGGCCTACAAGCTCCTCGTTTTTCTTGTGCCAGTCCATCATATAGTCATAGACCTCGGTCAAACGGGGCTCGACATACGCAACCATCTCGGCGAACTTCGTACGCTCAAGTTTTTCTGCGAGTAACGCCGCGCACGCTGCGTTCTCCTGCGCGTTGACTTGCTTAAGGGCCTTATTCTTTTGCCCTTCGAGCCATTTTAATAAGATTTTCTTAGTCACTGTTCTTCCTCCAAATTAGTCCTTGCGATAATACTCGCACTCATAGGCGTCGGCGCGAAGCGGCAAATTCGGGGCCCAGGAGATCGGCCGGCCCATGAGCGCGCCAAGCTCTTCGGCAGAACTGACGCCGATCGGAACCTCGCAAATCACTTCGTCGTGAACGTGGAAGACGATCGGGAAGCCGGCAGCCTCAAGCCTAAACATAGCCTCAGCCAGGCAGTCACGGGCGGTAGCCTGAACGATATTCTCCACGAACTTCGGTCCGTAGGACTCAATACGGCCCCAGCCGCCCGAGGACTGAATTGTCCCCTCATAGGTGATATTGTCGTCGCCATCGACGCGGGGCTTGACGTAGCTGAGCTCTCGACCGTTCGGCAAGCGCAGACGCATGAGCGGTCCTTGCTTGCGAAGTCTCATGCCGTGCGGTAGATCGACAGGGGCCTGCGTCGTAATACACCGACGAACGGCCGCGTCTGTGTCCCACCAGAACTTCGTGATCGACTTATTCGCCGCGCGCCAACTATTGACGATCGGCTTGAGCTCAGATTCTTCAAGGCCCATCGCCAAAGCGCCCATACTCTTCATGGCACCGACGGAGCCGCCATAGCCCAGGGCAAGCTCAGCGATTTTACCCTTCTGACGCATCGGGTCGCCCTTCTTGACGGACCCTTTCGGCAAGTGAAACATCTGCTCGGCCGAGGCCTCATAGATTTTGCCGTGCGTGTTGAAAACGTCCATGCGCCACTCTTCATCTGCGAGCCAGGCGAGCACGCGCGCCTCGATCGCGGAGAAGTCAGCCACGATGAACCTGCAGCCAGGCTTAGGGATAAAAGCTGTACGAATGAGCTGGGACAGCGTTCCTGCTGTATCATCGAAGAGCATCTCGAGAGTCTCAAGATCACCTTCACGAACCAAGCGCCGCGCGGCGTCGAGCTCGCTGTCAGGCATCTTGTTTTGTGGCAGGTTTTGCATCTGCACCAAACGCCCGGCCCAGCGTCCGGTGCGCGCGGCACCGCAGAACTGAGTCAGGCCTCGGATGCGACCGTCAGGGCAAACCGTGCGGAGCATCGCGTTATATTTTTCAGTTGAGGTCTTCGCAAGGCCCTGACGAATGTCGAGCATTGCATGAACCTCCTCATTGTCGGTGCCGCTGCGAACGTCACCGATCATCTTTTTGTTGAGGCTCTCCACCTCAAAGCCAGAGACCTCCTCAATCCAGGACTTGAGCTGCGCAGCGCTCTTTGGATTATCAAGGCCCGTCAATTCCTTTGCGGCGTCAAGCAGCCGCGCTTTTACAATCTGATCGATCGTAACCGCATTTTCCGCAAGGACCGTATCAACGCCGACGCCGCGGTCGTTGATATGCTGGTCGATTATCCAAAGATCATGCTCGCTGGGAATTACTGGGAACTTCTGCAGGCGCTTCCTGATCGCGCGCTCCGTCACGACGTCCTGACGGTTATACTCAACGTAGAGATTCCACCGTTCGGGGTCATGGTGAGGAAGATTGCGCGTGCGCTCGCCATTGACCTTTGTAGCTTTGCAGGGAATTGAGAAGTACCGAATCAGGGCTTTGCCCGTTTTCGACTTCTGCTTGTCCTCAGGCAAGCCGATCACTTCGCCAACAGCTTCCAAGCTGCCAGGCAAGCCGAGCTCGCGAGCCATGACTGCAGTGCAGCTCCATTGATCTGCAGGAGTCACGCGACCCATAAACGCGCTCAGACAAGTCCGTTCAAAAGACGCATTGAATGCTGTCTTGAGGATTTCGGGGTCATACAGAGCGTCCTGGAGCTCCTGGGGTAGCTTCTGGCCTTGTGCCATGTCGATAACCTCGACAGGACCGTCGTCCCAAGCGTAGCCAAAGAGAAGAATCTCAAAATCAGAACTCGCCGCATAGGCATAGACACCGGCTTTTTGAAGAGAGACCGAGGAGTAGGTTTCAATATCGATTGCGAGAGTTTTCATGTGCTCGCTCCCTTCTTGCTATTGCGGGGGGGTAAAGCCCGAGGGCGTGGGCACGTCGCGTATTTTCCGCGATCGTGCACCACTCGAGCTGGCTGGCGCGGTTATCATGCTTATTGCCGCGTTTGTGGTCTACAACGGGATAATCGTGCGGATTCGGCACAAACATTCTTGCGACGAGCAAGTGAACCTTCACATTGCAGCCGTTCAGGCTTACTCGCAGATAACCGCGCCGATCGTCAAAAGGCTTTAACACGCGCCCCGTACTCTTGCGCCGAATCTCTCCTAAGCGATTGATCTCGTACTCAGGAAAGTCGGGAATCGTGTGCCAGACGATCTTCATGGGCTCAGTTCAGGAGATCGTCGTCTTCGTCCTCGAAGTCATCGTCCCAGTCGGAGTCAGTCACGACGCCGCCAGACAGAGGCTCGCCGTCACTGAGCTTCATAATGCCGTTCAGGCCGGCGGAAATACCCTTGTTGCCGTTCGTGTCGTAGACATAGAAGTTGACGATCGCGCGGCCGTAGCAACCAGAATAGAGCTCGCTCGCCTCGGTGATCGGGGTCTTGTCGGCGTAGACGATCACAGGTTTGTTGTTGGAGCTGCAGGTCATAACGTAGTGACCCTTGCACTCGGGGCCGAACTCGCCGCCGTTCGGGCGCTCGCCGTCGCCGTCATGCAAAGTGGTTTTCAGAGCGGAGGGCAGCTTCTTGCCAGAATGCTTCTGCAGGTAGGCAGTCTTCGCAGCCTCAATCGCGGCCTTGATCTTCGTGATCGTGTTCTTGTCGGTCTTCGGAATCAGCAGAGTCACGCTGTACTTCGGCTGTGCGCCTTCCTGAGCGGCGCGAGGGGTAAAGGCGTTGACGTAGGAAAAACGAACGCGACCGGTAGTGATCTGAGTAGCAGTAGCCATTGTAAAAATCTCCTTTAATTTTTAATAATGTAGACGTCAGCGTACTGAACGCCGAAATTTAATGCTTCCTGGTGGGTATCGAAATAAATGTCAATGCGGTTCCCCTTGATTGCGCTGCCCGTGTCTTCGGCAACGTATGTATGCCCGTCGATCACGATCTCAGAGCCGAGAGGGATAACAGAGGAGTCAACTGCAATCGTTCGGCCGGCCTCGACGACCGCGCCAGACGCGGTAACGCCATAACCGAAGTCACCAGGGTCTTTCCCGCAGCATTTGCGGCAAGCGCAATACGCGGTCAGACGGAACTCGCCAAGCTCTTCGAGAACGGGCTCAGTCTCTTCGGGCTCAATCTCGATAATAGGCTCGGGCATGATCTCAGGTGTCACATACGACGTGGGCTCAAGCTCTAAGGTCGGAGCTGCAGTCTCTTCAACGGCTTTTGCCTTCGGCAGGAAAATCGCCATGAGAATGATTGTGCAGACGAGCGCCAGAATGACGGCCCACTGAATACGAATCAAGCGTGCCTGCTGATACAGGAGCCGCCGGCTTTTCGATTGCGTCATTGTCGTTTCCTCCTCTTACTCGTCAAAGGCTTTGAGGACCTGATCTTCAAAGCGATACGCGGGTCGCTTGTCCGATTCAGGCGCAAGCGTCGGCGCGCCCTGCGGCTTGACGATCAAGTCGCCGAGAACCTCAGCGAGGGTCTTCTTGCCGAAGTCGCGCTCCATCTGCGTAAGCGTGATGAGCTTGCGGTCGTAAAGAAGAGACTCGTCATAGCCGGCGGCCTTCATAGCTGCGACAACCTTGTCCTCATCTGCGAACTTGCGGTTGCTGCGGCCCTCGACCATTTTCCAGCCGGTTACCGTTTCACCGGCGGTCAGCGCGCCAGACACAAGCTCGCGCAGGTCTTTGAGCCAGGTTTCAATATCTGCGGACTTGGCAAGAATCGCGCCTGCCTCTTCGGGAGAGATGAGCAACGGGTCAGGGCTTTCGTCAAAGAGCTTGAGGTTCTCTTCGGCGCGAGCGCGGCACTGATTCTTTGCGCGGCAGAAACGGCAGGCTTCTTCGCTCGGCGCGAAGTCGCCTTCGCCCTTGTCTGCGAGCTTGGCTCTCGGCTTGACATAGCTCTTGCCCCAGGAGGTAAGCTCTTTGACAGTCTTCTCGGAAGAATCCTCGATACCGGAGAGCCGCGGCTGGAAGATCGTCATGCGAACGGTCTTGATCTCATAGAGATCGCCGAACTGCTCAAGCGCGCCCAAGCCGTAGAGCTGCATCTGCGGGTTGTTCTCGGCCTCGACGCGATGGCCCTTGCCATACTTAAAGTCGATCACGTCGAGAATCGGCTCGGCGATAATCACGCAGTCACCGGTGCCAAAGCCGCCAGGCACATACTTCGAGAAGTCGAGACGAGTCTCGAGGATAATCATTGCGTCGGGACAAGTCTTCTTCGCCTCGGCGAGCCGGCCCGCCACGAACTTCGCATAGGCGACCGCGCACTCACGCATTTCCGCATTGTAATAGCTGTTCGGCTCGAACTCGGATTTGATCTGATTTTCATAGGAGACCTCGTCAAGCTCACCGAGGAAGTAGCGCGTTGTGAGCTCTGCGAGAGCGTGCGCAACCGTTCCCTCTTCGGCGTAAGCGCTGGTTGATGCGGGGAACTTCTGCTCGAGCTGGGCGCTCGGCGTACACAGGAGCCACCGATGCGCGCCGCTGGCGGATAAGAGAGCATGTTTAGCCATTCGCAGCCACCAACTTCTCATAGAAGACGGGGTAGTCTTCTTCCTTGACAGCGGACAGGTTTGCGACGCCAAGCTCCTTGAAGATCGCCTTGAGGGCGGCCTTGTCATTCTTAGAGAGCTTGACCGCGAGGGCTCTTACGTCAGCCTTAGAGATCGTCTTCTCCTCAGTAGGCTTAGTATCAGGGGCCTCGGACGCGGACTCCGCAGGGGACTCCTGAGGTGCCTCGGTGGAGGTCTGGGCGGTAGGTGTTTCCGTGGGGGCGGGGTTATCGAAAAGAGACATCTGTGCGGTGATCTCTGTGTGTTCAGGCTTTTCAGTCAGAAGACTGGCGAGCGCCTGACTCAGAGTTTCTTTTTTCGGGTCATAGGTGACCTCAACTTTGATCGTTGCCATTTTGTCGTTCCTCCTTAGATTTGAGCCATATTTGAAAGGCTTGTTGGTTTTTAGGGTCTTGAAAAAAGGTTTTTGCATAATCGAGAATCTGTGTGCACGCCAGTTTCTCGGTCTGCTCTAAAGTTGCCTCGGCGGGCATTTGTTTCCTTTAGGAAACTTCCTCCGCAAAAAAAATCTGATTGCGTTTTTCCACGGAGAGATGCAAGCGTCCGGAGCACTTGATGATCTCGCCAACACGAAAATCAACACGGCCATTCAAGCGCTGGTAAAAGGCTTTAGGCTTGAGACCACAGATTTCTGCGAGCTCTCTGACGCTGCAGTTGTTCTCAACCATAGAGGCGCGAAGAGCATTAGCATTGAGCATTTAGGCGTCCTCCTTTCTAAAAAGTTTCCTTAAGGCTACTCAATCATAGCGCATCATTTTGGATTTGTAAACCCCTAAAGGAAACTTTTTTCTGTTTTCGAGAAAAAAGTGTTTCCTTTTTGACACTTGCGCGTTATAATAGGGATTAGACTGACAAGGGCGGTGACATTTATGACTATGGGCGAGCGAATCCATGACAGGCGCAAAGCCTGTGACCTGACTCTCGAGTACGTTGGTAACTTCGTGGGCGTTGCGAAGAGCACTGTGCGTAAATGGGAGAACGGCGATATTGAGAATATCAGCGCGCTGCGGCTGCAAAAGCTCGCTAACGTACTTGGCACGACAGTCGACTACTTGATGGACGGCATAACGTCCAACCTTACCTACAAGAACATTGAACCCATGCCCGACTCTCGGCTTTTGCCGATCGTCGGTAAAATCGCTTGCGGCGAGCCGATTCTTGCGAAGCAGAATATCGAGGGCTACGCGGAGCTTGATCGGCGTGTTCACGCTGATTTTGCTCTTCGCTGCGTGGGTGACAGCATGATTAACGCGCATATCTTTGACGGCGACCTGGTCTTTATCAAAGAGCAGCCCGACGTGGATAACGGCGAGATCGCAGCGGTCGTCATTGACAACGAAGCAACTCTCAAGCGCGTTTACAAGTACCCGAACCGCATTGAACTTCGCCCCGAGAATCCTCTGTTCCCAGTCCTGCAATATGAGGGTGCTGAGCTGGGAAACATCCGTATCATCGGCAAAGCTATCGCGTTCCTGGGTCAGGTTCGCTAAATGGCGAGGGGCAAACCGTGGACGAGAGAGGAGCTCATTGTGGCCTACGCGCTTTATTGCGTGATTCCTTTCTCGAAGCTGAACAACAGCAACCGAACGATCAAAGATGCAGCGGAGATAATAGGCCGATCGCCCGCGGCGCTCAAAATGAAGATTTGCAACCTTGCGGCGCTGGACCCTGACTTCCTGGCAACTGGGCGCGTGGGACTCTGGGGCGGAATCTCGAAGCTCGACCGAGAGATTTATGAAGAATTCTCGAAAGACTGGGAAGGGCTAAGCATGAAGGCCGAGAGCATTGTCGGACTGCCGCTCTTTGACCTGACTGAACCAGTCTATAATGGAGACCCGCACCGAAAGAAGAGCTATGCTGAGATCGCAGATAAGCAGGCGCGGAAGTTCTTCCGAAAGTCGGTCATTTCAGCATATGAAGGTCGATGCTGTATCACGGGGCAGAGCATACCGCAAATGGTGATCGCGAGCCATATCAAGCCGTACTATGTATGCGACAAGAGCGAGCGCGCGAATCCCGCAAATGGTCTCTTGCTCAATGCGTTCTATGACCGCGCTTTCGATCAAGGGCTTATGACAGTCTTGCCTGATCTTACGATTCAGGTCTCGGACTATGTGAAGGACAGCTATGACGACCAGAATACAAGAGACTGGCTGCTTGGCGTAGAGGGTACAAAAATCATCAGGCCAAAGAGATTCGCGCCAAATCGCGATATGCTGGCCTATCACAATGAGTTCGTCTTCCTGAGGTGATTCCATGCAGCGAGCAGTGATATATGCCAGGTACAGCCCTGGACCAAATCAGACAGAGCAGTCGATCGAGGGGCAGGTCCGAGAGTGTACGAAATACGCCGAGCTGCATGATCTCCGAATCGTTGGAACCTATATTGACCGGAAGATTTCTGGCAAGACGGACAACCGGCGAGAGTTTCAACGGATGATCGACGACAGCGAAAAACATATATTTGACGTCATCATTCTGTACCACACGGACCGCTTTGCCCGTAACCGATACGACAGCGCGATCTACAAGCATAAGCTAAAAGAAAACGGCGTCGAGCTGCGATACGCAACGACTGACATTCCAAAGGGGCCCGAGGGAATTATCCTCGAGAGCATTATGGAAGGCTGGGCCGAATACTACTCAGCCGAGCTCAGCCGAAAGATAAAGCGCGGAATGCGTGAGAGCGCCTTGAAGTGCCACAGCACAGGCGCAGGACGCTGCCTGGGGTACCGAACCGCGGAAGACAAATCTCTCGTGATCGAGCCAGAAGGCGCGAAGGCCGTGCAGACGGTTTTCGACATGTATATCAAAGGAAAGAGCCATGCCGATATTTGCAGGTATCTCAACGACTGTGGCTTTAGGACCGCCCAGGGCAAGCTCTTCAACAAGAACAGCGTCACCCATATCATCAGGAATAAACGCTATATCGGCGTTTACACATACGATGATATAACGATAGAGGACGGAATTCCCGCGATCATCTCGAAAGACACTTTTCATCTTGCACAGCTTGAAGCTGCACGGCGTAAAACCGCCAAGAGACCAAAAGAGCCAAAGGCTGAGTACCTGCTAAGCGGCAAAGCCTTTTGCGGGCATTGTCAAAAACCTCTCGTAGGCGTGAGCGGTACGGGCAAGTCAGGAAACAAGTGGTACTACTATTATTGTCAGGAATCACGTGCCAAACGCGGCTGCACGAAAAGACCGGTCAAGCGAGACTGGCTTGAGCGCGAGGTTGTTGAGAGAACAGTCGCCGAAATCTTACAGCCTGAGGTCATTCAGCGTATTGCGAAGAAATGCTATGACCTACAAATGGAGTACCGCCAGGACAACAGCGACGTACTCTTTTATGAGCTCAAGCTGAAAGACGTCCGCAAGGCAATCAAGAACACCATGCACGCCATCGAGTCAGGCGTCAAGACGAAGACGCTGCCTGCGAGACTGCAAGAGCTTGAGAATGAAGAAGAGGCGCTCGAGGCAGAGCTTGCGATCGCAAAGGCCTCTGACTTTGTGATAACTACGGACCAAATTGAGTTCCTGCTTACCCAGTTCGCAGAGCCCTGGGAATGCGAGAGCGAGGAAGAATACCATCGCAGAATTATCAAGTGTTTCGTCCATAAAGTTTTCCTATTTGACGACAAACTATTGATCTATTACAATGTAAGTCGAGACGGGAAAACCCGCGAGCAGAGCGAAGCGGAATTGCTTGAGGAGGCCCTGGGCGAAGGGTTCGACAAGCGCTCTTCCGGCTCCACCATTTTAATCGCTGGTCGAACACCTGAATGCGAGATCATTGTCTTGCGTTATGGTTTCTGGCTGGCACTCGATTTGACCGTTCAGGTTTGACCTGGGCGGTCTTTTCGTTTAGGGTGGCCGAGGCTCCTCAGCAATGCTCTTCCAGTCGATTCTCTTTCCGCAATCAGGGCAGAATGAGAAACGGGTCAAATCCGTGCTACGCCGTCGATCGGCATACTGCTTGAGCGTAAACACCTTCGCGTAGAGGCTCTCGCAGCTACAAAGCATGGGGTCATCCCGCAAACTGCGGTTATATTCCTTCTGGTCTTCAATGTGATTCTTGAGCTCGTCCAAGGTCACGAGCGAGGAATACTCAGACCGATGAAGGATTCCGATATGGCAGTCTATAAGTCATTCCTCCTTAAACTATCCTACGGGGCTCCTGGGTGGCACGTATCGCGTTTTAGACCTGGGGGCCCTGGTTTATACCCCCAGATTTTGGACGCGATACGGACGACCTGCGTGCTTAAGTAATGCCAACAGCATTTGCGAATTCTAACGACATAACTGCGTAGATTTTCGTATAGTCGCTGTTATCCGTAATAATCACTTCATGCTGTTGTGTGATATGTAAGGAGTACACCTCACCTGTGAGCAATATGCCTTGCTTACGTGTTTCGTCAGTAAGCGCGCGCCGTATCGAAAGTTCTTGCACTTCGGCAGCCTCCTTTCTTCTGGCGCAGGGTCTCAGCCCTGCGCCTTAGCGTTTTCAACTTTGTCGGTGATAATATCGAAGCACTGGACGAGGTAGTCAGTGACTTTTTTCCACACGCGGTAGTTCGTAGTCATTTTTGCGACCTGGTTAAAAATGTCCATGCTGTAAGTGCAAGCCTGAATCTTATTGAGCATCTTCTCAGTAAGGACGACATATGGCACAAACTCATTGCCGTAGCAGTCGGTCATAAACTCTTTCTTGCTGGACTGCATGAGCGCGATGCAAGTGATATTCTCGTTCCCTTTGAAATGACCAATCGCAGCGTAGACGTTCATGTTGTTACCTCCATAATTGTTGTGGTTTATTGCTCTCAACAATTATGATTTTACCGTGTTTAGTAAGTTTCGTATGCCGACAAACTGCTCGAGGTTTTACTGATTTCGCTAAGCACTTCTGACGGGCGCTTATTTCGTGCCAGGCAGGCGAATGAGCTCGCTCTTAGCCTTGGCGCCATTGCGGCCGGCCATTTCGATGGTGTAACCTGCGACGCAGCGATAGACGCGGATATTATTGCGGGTCGCGTTGGTGAAACCCTTGCGCTGTTTCAGCGAGCGAATAAGCGTCGCAGAGGGCCGGAGTTCAGTACGAGTGTCGCGATCAGAAGCAAGGTATCTCGCAATGACCTTATCACAAGCGGCCTGCTTTTCTTCAAGGGATTCGGTGAAGGCCTGGCCGCGACCATAGCGGGACAGGTCATAAAAGTTTTTGGAGTAGAGGGGCTCAACGTCACGATCTTCAAAGGTGTCGGCGCAAGAGATACGAACGACCTGCAGGGTCAGACCCTCAATGCTTGAAGCGCGTTTCCAGTTGTGGAAGCTGTCGACCTTGACGCGGACGCAATCGCCGTTTTTCTCGAGGTCCACGCGGAACTTGTAACCGAAAGAAGCGTTCATCCAGGAGATCATATAGCCCTGAGCCATATACTCGGCAACCTTAGTGTTTGCAGCAGCGAGAATGTCCTTAAGTTTCAGCATGATAAATACCTCCGTAATTGTTTCGGTGTGTTGCTCTCAACAATTATGATTTTATCGTATTTAGTAAGTTTCGTATGCTGACAAAGCGCTCGAGGATTTACTGAAATTAGTAGGCAAAACCGCCGAAAAGAAAGAGACTGGCAAAGTCTCTTTACTTATGCTCGCCTTTCCCGCAAGAGTCCCCAGGCTGAACGATTCCCTTGTAGCCTTTCCCGCACTCGCCATAGCAGTCGGAGAAGGTCAGATGCTCACAGTCTCCGCAGTGAACCTCAGGCTCGGTCCAGTCGATCGCCTGTCCGCATTGCCCGCAGAAGTTAGCTTGACTTTCGTCGGCGTTATGGAGCCATTCACCACTCCCACAGCAAGGACACTCCAAAATGCTTGTATCGCCATCAGGGTAAGGGCTCTTCGGCGTGTTGAGCTCGCTGAGGTGTCTAAACTGATGTGCGCTGCCGATATTCTCATACCGTGCGAGCGCGGCCAAAGGCACACCAGGCGCACACGGCGCGGCGAGTTCCCAGCCATGCAGCGTCCTCTTTGTCAATCGAGCCATGCTCTTTCCTCCTTAATAAGTGTCGCGCTCGTCCCAGTAGGAATAGCGCTCTTGCCAGTGAAGATAATCGGGACCGAAGATGCGCTCTTGCGCCTGGTCGATCTTTACGCGCCAGTATTCAGCCTCATCGCTCTTAGAGAGAGCAAGCCGAGTCTTATCAAATAGCTCGTTAAAGGCCTCGCAGACGCGCATGAGCCGTTTCGAGCCGAGCGCGTTATGGCCCATGACTTCGGGGTCATTGAGAACAATCGCCATCGTATCGAGACAGAGCTGCGCAGTCCAGTCCGCTATGATATTCGCGCCGAGCTGTTTCTTTATCTGAAGCTCCTGGGCGTAGGAGCCTTTTGACTTCTGAGCCGGTCCGCGCTTTTTACTTTTCGCCATGTCAACCTCCTCCTACAGCGAAATAAACGAAATAAACAAAACAGCGGATTTTCTATATACAATATTAAAATTAAGCAGCCAAATTATAATTCTATAACGGTTTTTCTTAATTCTTATCCCTTATATAGAAAATCTGCTGTATCTGCTGTAAAGAGTCAAAAAGCCAGTAATAGCAAGGCTTTCGTCTTACAGCAGAGAGATAATTCCCTCCGCTGTAAGACTGCTGTTTGCTGTAGGGCGATACAGCAAAGGTCAAGCCTCAACAGCAGAAATATCGACCGTAACCGAGACCGCTGCGCCCGCAGGGAAAAGCCCTTGCAACCTTGCTGCGATAGCCTCGGGCGAGAAGCCGCTGCAGAAGGTCAAAGAGACCCGCGTAAGTTCGGTGCTTTTTTTGTCGGCGCAAACAGGCCCACGCTCGGGGCGGTAGGCGTTGAGGAAGCGCAAGGTCTCCTGTCGGGTCGTGCGTCCCTGGAAAGTGACGCCGAGCTGCTTTTTGAGGTAGTCCCCGCAATAGGCCTCGCTGACGCCGAACATACGACCGAGCGCCGCGGGCCCGACCTTAAACTTCGAGAGGATATGCTTGATATAGTCCTGCTGCAAGCTCCTCGGCAAAGCTCTGAACCTGTCCCAGGAAAAAGCCTCGTCGGGCTTGAGAGTATGTACTGGGCCGTTCATACGTTCCCATTCCTTTCGTGTTAAATTGTCGCTGGAAAGGCCGCAGCGACGACGGCGAGAGCTGCCATACTTATGCGAGCTCCGCGCGGTAATGGCCTTCTCTTTGACGTCTTGCTTGTAGATATATTCGGCGTCGTCCATACGCGGTCCCTCTACTTGGCGAGAATGTCTTCGGGCTTGCACTCAAGCGCCTTCGCCAGTTTCACGGCGGTCTTGAGCGCAATATTCTCAGGGTTGATCTTGCCCGTCTCGATCTGGTGAATCTTCATATAGTTAACGCCGCTCAACGCCGCCAGACCCTTCAAGGTCAGGCCTTTCGCCTGGCGCAGTTCTCTTAATCCCATCGGAATCCTCCTTCTTACTTGTCCCCACGCCCCGCCGCGCGGGGGCTGTTTAGCGTCGGGGCTAT